CAGTCATTTTTTTAGTTTCAACAGCAGCATCCATAATACTTTAAATCAAATGTTTGATATTTAATTGTACCTGTAATTGTCACACTGGCTTAAAGGAATATTCTGAACCCTGTTGTTCATCCATCCCGCAGTGAACATGTTCAGCTTGTCCAGATTCAGATAATAGCTTCCCTGGTAGGAATCAATCGCCTTGATCAGGAGCTTGCATGCCTGTGCAGTTCCCCTCTTTTTGTTGAGAGCCTCATAGGCAGCCATAGTGAGCTTTCCTACGCTTCCGTCCTCTTTCAGGTAGGGATATAGCTGACCCCCTTGGGAATAAGCGTTAAGAGCCTTCTGGAGCCAAATGGAAGCCCTTTTAGTGCCGACATTGACTCCAGCATCCACAATCTTATGACCCAAGGCAGGAGAAGCTTCAACAATACCTAAAAATTTAGGTTCCTCAATGTATTTCTTAAGGTAGATTTCCTTGGCTGTCTGGAGAGGAAGCTGGCTCATCGGACCCTTGTATCCGTACTGCCTTGCAACAGGTTCGGAGATTCCATAGTTGGTTTCTCCGCCTGGATCAAAGGGATTGTTCACATAGCCTCCTTCCACTGCGATGATCGCAGCAAGGATTGCTCCTGTGACCCCTGAACTACCCGCTATGACCGATGTGCGCAGATTCATGATTGATATCCTTTAACTGGGATTCCAGAACCTGTTTCTGAAGGTCATAGAGTTCCTTAAGACGCTTGTCCCTTCTCCGCTGGAAGACCCAGTTGAGGATGAAACCCCCGATAGTGGTGATAACGCCTACGGTGACTAGCAATTCATTCTGGGTAAAGCAACCGAAGATGGAGGTCACAGTACCCCCTCCCATACCTAACTTAGTGCTGAGGGATGCAATCGTTGCATCAAACAAGTCCGGAGAATCAGACATCAGATCTCTTTCAGTTAATTAATGGATACGTAGAGTGCCTGATTTAGAATTGCTAACCTCTATACCTAAAAGATTATATGTATTTAATCCTGAAGGAAAATTTCTTTGTAGATCTCCAGAAGCTCAGGAATGTCCTTGTCTGTGAACCTGTAGTTCAACCCGGTGATGACAACCCCTTTCTTCAGATAGGGTTCTGTCCTGATGATCAAAGGCTCAACCAGAAGTTCTCCTTTCTTGTACATGTATGACCATTCAGGGTTCTTCAGGCACATTTCCAGCCTTCGCATAAGAATTTCCCCTCCCTGGTCTGTTAAAAAGACAGGAAGGGGATTAACCAGCAAGTTCTTCTTGTTCTGGAGAAACTGGTTGAATACCTTCACTAATTGTGCTCTGGAAATCCGCATTTAAACATATGAATCTTAAATGCGGGTATTGTACAGCACATTTGATCCTGAGCAAAACTTTTCTAGATCGTATTGACAGATCTGTTTTTGATCTGTATCCTCACGGAAGACCCGTGAGGGTTCCCAGCCTATATATTTATATATTTAAATAAATATCTGTTCTATTTCTCTAAAATCTAGAAAAAGAGAAAAGCTTACAAGGTAAAACTTGAAGATCTGGCAGTGTAAAAAGAACCCCCTCGAAAGAGGGGGATTCTTTTATAGGAGCAGATTTATTTTAGGATGCGTTAAATTTACCAACAGCAACAATAAAAGTATCAATAAATTCAGCTACATGAATAGAACCACCCCCATCTGAGCCGTCTTCTTCATCATATTCATTCCAGGAACAGGCATAGAGACCGGTAGCACTTTTCTGCTGAATTGATGTTTTACCATTAAGTCCAGAACCTGCAATAGTAAGATCAGGATCCCCCGAATGTCCACTACTTGACACGCGCCCAGCACTAGACCATCCAGAACTATATACACCACAACCATGTCCATAAACAAGATATGTATTATCTTTGAAGGCTACAGGCCAGGTAATAGTATTTCCATGCTTGCTCGGGGTGCCAGAAGTGGAGTCTTCGTTATATAAAATATATCCAATATATAACTGAACATCCCCCATAACGAATCGGTACAGCCGAGAAACATTACCTGTTGTTGTTGAATTCGCACTAACTAAACCAGACAAAGCAGCAGCAAGCAATGCCGGAGTAATCAGTTTGGTAGTATTGGTTCCAGCCTTAGCTTCAGCTTCAGAAGCATAAACAGCAGAATTCAGTTTCGGAACAGTAATAACTCCAGCAGCAAGATCATTGGCAGTAATAGTTCCATTGGTAATCATTGCAGAAGTCACACCAGAGACTTCAAGAATGCCATCAGAACTGACCGATAACCCGTCACCAACCTTAATTCCACCAAGCCTGCTTTCAGTGGCTGTAGGAAGCGTATAAGAGATCTCCCCGATATCATCAATGACTGCTTTTAAACCGGCAGGAGTCACAAGCTTATCTGTAGCAATGCCTGCCTTAGCCTGGGCAGGAGTAGCAACCAGAGCAGAGTTAAGCTTCGGGAAGGTTACAGAACCATCTGCAAGATCATTAGTCTTGACTTCTCCGTCCTTGATCTTTTCAGAGGTGACTGCATCATCTGCAAGCTTGGGAGTAGTGACTGCCCCGTCTGCCAGTTTTGCAGTGGTGATTACTTTGTTAGGGATCTTGTCAGCAGTAATAGCTCCATCAGCTAACTTGGCAGAGGTAATGGACTTGTCTGCAATATCATCCGTGCCGAGAGGAAGATCATACTGCATGACCACACCGTAACCACCCTTAGTCTCTCCGTCCATCACATGAAGCCTGTGATTTTCAGTGTTGACTACAAGCTGCTTGTCATACCCCTCATATTTCTTGATCTGGGCGGTAGTACCACCCACCTGTTGACGAATAAAAGGCATTGTTTATTTCCTAAAAGATTCTCGTATTTTCATGCTGAGACGCTTGTAGCAAGGACTGCATTCTCCAGCATTGCTCTTAAAAAGTTGTATGCCCTGGTTAGTCCTTACTCTGATCACAGGGTCTTCAGAGATTGGCAATCTATAAGGATCGTATTTCTCTGTTCTCGTTAACCAAGATCTTTCTCCCGTGCAATCATAAAGATACTGTCTCAGGGGTGATCTATATCGTATTGTATTATTACCTTTGAAAGATTCAAAGTTAAATAATGCATATCTTTGTATATCCAAGGAATCAAAGAAATGAATCCCTTTGTTCTTGTTCCTTGAACCAAAGAGATAAAGATTAGGAAGATCCTGGATCAATGACCATTTGCATCCAAAATTGAATAGGAAACTAAGGTCTGAGAATGTTTCCACAGGAATCTGGAGAAGATTGCTGTATCCTTCCACTTCTTTCCTAAGAAGATTCTCCTTGGATTCAGGGAGCGCATATCCAAGAGAATTCCTGATTCCATCCATCCAGGCATAGTTCTTGAACACAGGATTTAGCATCTCTGGTTCAAAAAGACTGGATCCAGAGAATCCAAAGACTACCCTCTCATACAGATTCTCGTTGAGATCTTCAAGGATATCTTCGGTAAGTACAACTTTGGAAGGAATCTTCAGATCCAGAGGCTCTTCTGTATAAACAGTTAATTGCTCTGGATCAGAGAGTTCCTGCATAAGAGCATAGAGAGCTGAGAGACAATCTGTATGGTTGTCTGCTACAAAAGCAATCTTCTTGTTTCTTGCTTGGGAGATAATCTCCCTTCCCCTGACACGCAACGCACACTGGACATTAGTTAGCAACAATGGGGAAGGGAGATTAACTTTTGGTTCTGCAAACAGTATTGCAGAGTTCTTGTTAAGGTAATTGAACCGATCTCTTACCAAGTAAGGATACATCACCTTATTCAGAATTGTCAATGGTTCCATAGAAATCTGTGGAACCATCAATGCTTTAGCAGATACTAGCTTCATTCAGATGAAGTTGTAAGAACAACTGTTACTGTATAAGGACTGGATAAAGCTGCTAAATCTTCCCAAAGAGTTCCATCAACCCAGGAAGCTACAGAACCAATAGAAGTGCCATTGAAACCTTTATAGTTGTATGTGTTGCTGGTAACAGTAGTTGTATAGGTGTTCCCGTTCACTGTAATGGAAGCGGTTTTGCCAACATAATTTCCACTGAAACCTGCCATTACCAGAGTCTTGGCTCCTGCTAATTCTTGCCTGAAGAAATAACGAATGAGCTGATTGGTCGTTCCTGAACCAAAATTCACATAAGAAGAACTTTCATCATCAGCATCATCCACATTTCCGTACCCATACAGAGTAGCCCAGAAAGAGGATCCACCTACTCGAATGGATCCAGGAGTAACAGTGGCTTTGGCTGTAATTTCAGTAGGAACTCCAGAAGAAGACACAGTTAACGTTCCCAAGTTTTCATCATATTCATAATGAATAACGCAAGGAGCACTTCCTGTGTAATACACAGTATCTGTATTTAATACAGCAGAATAAAGATTATATCCTCCACCAGTTGCAACATAATCTGTAATTGTTCCTGGGGCAGTTAAAGCATTGCCATTATACTGCTGATGTCCATTCCAGGAAGCTACAGATAAATACAAAGCAACAGTCTGAAAATTCCCGGGATTTCCAGAGGGATTGTAAGGAAGATCTGGAGTTTCTGGATCTGCTACAGGTGTCACATTATTTTCGTTAATAACAGCAGACCCAAGAGTGAAATAAGTGTACGCAGGAATAGTTCTGTTAGTTTCCCAGTATTCTTTGGTATGCGAAGCATAGGAAACTTCTACTGTATTTGTGGAGGATCCAACTTCAGTCTGGGAACCAGTGATATTCACAGTGATCGGATACATTCCAAGAGTTAGGTATCCAGTAGTAGTGGATTGTTTTTTAGCCCATAAGGGATTGTAAAAAGGCATTCTTTTCTCCAATTAAGCAGGAGTAGGTTCAGGTTCAGGTTCAGGCTCTGGTGGTACAGGAACTGCATTCACAGTGATTGTTCCTATAGCAGAAGTAGGATCATGCAACTCATCCCCTAAGTAATCCAGAGAATAAGTATGAACTCCTGCATGAGAAGAAATGTAATTCTGCTGGGCAGAAGTAAAGGTAATATGTTCACCAACAGTAAATTCTTTCTTGATGCTCATCCCAGTTTCTTCAAGGAAGAAAACAAAAGTGCCAGTTAAGCTGTCAAATCCATCAGCACCTAATCCTGCAACAGTATAGGTGAGTTCAGGAACTGCTGCTCCTACATACATAGAAACAGGATCAGGAGTAATAGTGATTGTTCTTCCTGCACTGGTAGGATTCTGTCTTTGGTTCATAGATAAAAAAGGCATAGCTATTCCTAATAAAAAAGCTCTAGCCATATTTTACAGCTAGAGCTTGGTTCTTTAAATTAAATATTAAAGATCAAAATACAGGGTTGCATTGGTTGCTCCCCACTTAGTTGAGTATCCAGCACTTCCTTCAATTGAGGTTTTATTTGCAGAAGCAAAGTGAATTTCTGTAATGCCCGAGCAAGAATAAAAAATTGACTTTGCCGCAGTTTCATTTGTATAGGAAGTTCCTTTCCCAATAGTAGCCAATTTGGGGAAATAGAGCTTCACCGTCTTGTTGAAAGCGTAGGCGAAAGTTCCCTGGTTCGCTGCCGTGCCATTGCAGTAGATGTGTGCGAGCAGAGGGAAATGCACCTCAGTCAGTTTCGAGCAGTTGTTGAACGCATAGTAAAAATTACGGTTGTTCGCCGAATTCGAGGTGACCCCGATTGTTGCCAGTTTCGGGAAGCTAGCTGATGTCAGTGCCGTGCAACCGTAACAGAGGTATTGGCACGAGTTTGCTCCTGAGACCGTGGTCAGACTCGGGAAACTAACTGATGTCATGTGCGTACAGGTTGAGAAGATATAAGCAAGAGCCGTTGAGGTACTAATCGTAGTTAAATCAGGAAAAGTTGCTCCTGTAAGCCCCGCATTCCGATAAAATTTGTATGTGAGAGCATATGCGGCTACGCTTTTGACACCATCAAAACTAATCGTTCCCGACCGATTCGGAAGTGCTAATTGTCCTGCGCTGGAGAGGTTTCCAATAATGTCATCCAAAACAACCCCGCACTTTTTGGTTTCCAAAGCTTCAATAGCAGAAGCCATCTGGGCAGGAGTATATGTGCTGGATGCTCCGTTCTTGCTACGAATAGCATCTGCGATATTGCTTAAATAAGATTCAGTAACGAGAACTTTTGTCATATCAGTACCCCGTTGAATCTGCATCAGTGATGGCTGCAATAGCATCATCAACGTAGCTTGTCGTAGCGATTGTCCCGCCGTTCGTGCTTAAGTTTTTGGATGTCATGACCTGAACCCAAGCACCCCATGCCCCCGTGCCGCCATTTCCCGCTTCACGGATGTACCAATGGTGGTCGTTCGTCCCTGCTGTGCCTGTGCGGCGGAAAAACTGCTGGCAGAAGCCCTGCCCTGCCGTGGCGTTCGTCCGGAGAACGATCATGATGCCATTCGTTCCAACAGGATAGTGATGTGCGCTGGAGTTCGCCGAGGAGGTCGAGACGTTATACACTCCCTGCTCGACAATTGTATCCAGATCGGTATTTGCCTTGGCAACAGCTTGAGGAAGCCAGCCGTTCAGATCCTGATGCGAAGTCAGGAAGCTCGCCGTGGCAGTGCTCCAGTCTGACACTTCCGAGTGGGTAATAGAGGATTTTGAGGCAAGTGATCCGAGGGAGGATGTC